GCAGGCGATTGCCATCGGGCTGTCGGAGGCTGGGCTATCCAAGAAAGCGAAAGGTGGCGCTATGAAAGAGTCAAAGATGATGGTCAAGAAGGAAGTCGAGTTCATGAAGAAGAAGGGCGCTCCCAAGTCCATGGTAAAGCATGAGATGAAAGAGGCCGGCATGAAGTACGGTGGCAAGGTCAAGAAGATGGCAAGCGGCGGTTTGGCTGCTGGTCACAAGTCTGCTGATGGTATTGCCTCCAAGGGCAAGACCAAGGCTATGCAGGTCAAGATGGCCAAAGGCGGTATGACCAAAAAAGCTTACGGCGGCAAGTGCTGATATGCGGCCCTCTCGCGGCATGGGTGCAATAGCCCCTAGCAAGATGCCCAAGGCGAAGGTAAAAGCTCGCCGGGACGACACTGACTTTACAGAGTACGCATCTGGCGGCTCTGTGCGTCTAGGTAAGCCTGCTGTGGAGGATGCTGTCAAGAAAGCTGCGAAAGGGTCGAGGGTCAATCAGGCTGGCAATTACACCAAGCCTGAGATGCGCAAGCGGATGTTCCAGCAGATCAAGAGTTCTGCTGTGCAGGGCACAGGAGCCGGTCAGTGGTCAGCTCGCAAGGCGCAGCTACTAGCCAAGCGGTACAAGGCAAGAGGCGGAGGCTATCGATGAAAGCTCCGCAGCAAAGCCTGAAAGTTTGGGGCAGGGTGTTGTGAGTGTGCTGCGTGTTCGACCCGATTTGCTGTTTATTGGTCAGGTACATGGTAAAGGCGCAGCAGTACCGCCAGAGGCCAAAGCAGCCATAGATAAGTATGGGGCTTGGTATGAAGGCAATGGTAGCGACAAAGTGCCGGGAGTTAAGTATCAGGGTTCATGGGATGATGCGCTAGCAAAAGAGGTGAAGGGATATCCGAAAGAGTTTTTGTTTGTTATTTTTACAAACACAGCAGTAAACAAGCAAAAAGAAATACTCCTCGGTCCCGGTACCATTTTTGACAGGCTGCTTAAAACGCAAGGGCAGTACGGATATTTTAAGAAGCGTAAGTTTGATGCCGATACGTTGACCGCTTTCTTGAAAGAAATGGGCGGGACGTATTTAAAAAACAGTAAGGCAGAGGCAACAAGAGAAAATGTGGCGGCTTTTATAAGCAGTGGCGAAAAGGACATGTGGGAGTCTGGCAGTACGCCAGCAAAGAAGATGGCAGATAAGGCAAACAAGCACCGAGACATGTGGCTGTTGTCGCAGCCCAAAGGTGTTTATTTTGTTGGGTCAGACCACCTGAAAGATCTAAAATTGCTGCAAGCAGGCAAAAGTTCTGGTGTTGAAAAAAGCGACATGAACCGAAAGGGTACTAAGCTAATATGAAAGCCCCGCAACAAAGTCTGAAGTCGTGGACGGAGCAGAAATGGCGCACGAAAAGCGGAAAGCCATCGTCAAAGACCGGCGAGAGATATCTCCCGGAAAAGGCGATCAAGGCTCTAAGCCCAGCCGAGTATGCCGCCACCACGAAGGCAAAGCGGGCAGGGAAGGCAAAAGGCAAGCAGTTTGTTAAGCAGCCGAAAGGCATAGCGCAGAAGACAGCAAGGTTCAGATAATGGCCTACACCACCAGCACAACAGCGTTCAATCCTACTCTCAACGACATCGTCGAAGAGGCGTTCGAGCGTTGCGGCCTTGAGCTGCGGACGGGCTATGACTTCCGCACGGCTCGGCGCAGCCTGAACCTGTTGCTGACGGAGTGGGCAAACCGTGGCATCAACTTGTGGACTATCGAGCAGGGAACCATCCCGCTGATACAGGGGCAGATTACCTATGATCTACCTAATGACACCGTGGATCTTCTGGAACATGTTATTCGAACCAATCCTGGGCAGATCGGTACCCAGTCGGACATCAACATCAACAGAATCTCTGTTTCCACCTACGCCACGATCCCGAACAAACTCACGCAAGGCAGGCCGATCCAAGTCTGGATAAACCGCCGCAGCGGGCAGACCACTGATACGCCCGGCGCTACGCCGCAGTATCCACAGATCAACGTGTGGCCTAGCCCAGATCAGGGCACAACAGAGACTCCGTACTACTACTTTGTGTACTGGCGTCTGCGCCGGATGGTCGATGCCGGCAACGGTGTGAACGTGGAAGATATTCCATTCCGTTTCCATGAGGCCATGATCTGCGGTCTGGCATACAGGCTGGCCATGAAGCTGCCGGGTGCGCTGGAGCGGTTGCAGTTCCTGAAAGCGCAGTACGACGAGGCTTGGGAAATGGCGGCAGGCGAGGATAGGGAGAAGGCTCCAGATCGTCTGGTGCCACGGATGATTACGTACAGGTGATGTATGCCACTTAAAGACCCAGAGGCAAGGAAAGCATGGCAAAAAGCTTACGCCCAGCGTAACCGGGAGAAGGCTTATCAGAAGGTCAAAGAGTGGCGTGCAGAAAATCCAGACAAATTGGCAGAGCAACACAAGAGATATGCAGCACGTTACCCAGAAAAAATGGTGGCTAAAGTGCTGGCTTGGAAAGAGAGAAATCCTGAAAAGGCGGCAGAGGTAAGTCGAAAATCAAGGCAAAAACATGCGGCTCGTGTGTTGGCAAACAAGGCAAAATACCGGGCTGCGAAGCTACAAGCGACACCTAGCTGGCTAAACAAGGGGCACTGGTTTGAGATTGGCTGTGTGTATTTGTACAGGGATGCGCTGAAACGGGTTGGCTTGGATTACCACGTAGACCATGTCGTGCCCCTGCAAGGTAAAAAAGTATCTGGGTTGCATGTGCCGGAAAATTTGCAAGTGCTGCCAGCGGACAGGAACAGATTGAAGAACAACCACTATGGCGAGTAAGTACGCATCAGGTAAAAATTCAATCTCCGAGTGTGATCGGTGCGGCTTTCGCTATATGTTGAAGGTCTTGAAAACACTTACGATTAAGACAAAAAATGTCAAAATCAAAGTGTGCCCCACATGTTGGGAGCCGGATCAACCTCAACTTAGCCTAGGTCTTTATCCTGTGTCAGATCCGCAGGCAGTCAGGGAGCCGAGGCCAGATCTGTCGTACTGGCAGTCTGGCTTGACCGGGTTGCAGACGGACTACAACTCTGGGACTTTGCCGTTGCAGGATGGCTTTCCGGGCGGTGGTAGCAGGATCTTCCAGTGGGGCTGGTACCCGGTGGGAGGGGCTAGGTCAAATGATGCTGGGCTGACACCCAACAACTTGGTGGCGCAGACTACGGTCGCAAACGTGACCATAAACTAGGAGTGAGAAATGGAACGTAAAGAGGTCAAAAAGATCGCGTCTCAGGAGGTTAAGGCTCACGAGAAGCGTATGCACAAAGGCATGAAAAAGGGTGGCGTAACCACGTCCGATCTGAAAAAATACGGTCGGAACATGGCCCGCATCAAGAACCAAGGTTAAGGGGTTGTCATGGCTATAAAGAACATGGGTACGCCCAAGCCGGTAAAGCCGAACGGTAAGAAGATGGATGATCCGAACAACATCGCGGTAGACAAGCTTGGTCCCAAGACCGCTGTCCAGCGCGTGTCTGCGGGCGATCCTGGCCGTGAGGACACAAAGACTACCGGCATCAAGATCCGTGGTACTGGTGCAGCCACCAAAGGCGTGATGGCTAGGGGACCGATGGCATGACGTATACGGAGTTGGTCGCGGCGATCCAGTCGTACACGGAAAACTACGAACAGGAGTTTGTCTCCTACATTCCGACGTTCATCCGTCAGACGGAAACTCGCGTCTACAACACCGTTCAGATTCCTGCCTTACGTGCCAACAAGACTGGCATCCTGACATCTGGCAACAAGTACTTGTCTGCGCCCGGTGACTTCCTTGCTGTGTACTCGATGGCTGTGATTGAGAACTACGGCCAAGCGACAGAGGCTTATCACTACCTGCTGAACAAGGATGTGAACTACATCCGTGAGGCGTATCCCACGCCGGCAGATACAGGCTTGCCGCTGTACTACGCCATCTTTGGTCCGTCGGTATCTAGCAACGTTGCCACAGATGAGCTGACATTCATCCTTGGCCCGACGCCAAACTCTGGCTACACGGTAGAGCTGCACTATTACTATTACCCAGAGTCGATCACGACAGCGGCAGATGGCCGTACGTGGCTGGGCGATAACTACGATCCGGTGCTGCTGTATGGCTCTCTGCGTGAGGCATACCTGTACATGAAGGGCGAGCAGGATTTGATTGCCAACGTTGAGGCCAAGTACAACGAGGCTCTTGGTCAGCTCAAACGTCTGGGTGATGGTATGGAGCGTCAGGACGCATACCGCAGTGGTCAGACTAGGGTGAGGGTCACATGACGATCTACCAAGGTCTGACTACTAGCTTCAAGGTGGACATCTTGAATGGCCGCCAGAACATTGCGTCGGACACGCTGAAGATGGCTTTGTACAACGGGTACGCTGATCTGAACGAGAACACAGATGCGTACACGACGACAAATGAGATTTCGGGTGTTGGTTACTTGGAAGGCGGTAAAACGCTGGCGAATGTGACCATCAACTCGACGAGCAACGGCATAGTTTATGTAAGCTTTGACAATGTCGTTTGGAATCCGGCGGAGTTTACAGCGCGGGGTGCTTTGATTTACAACAACACCAGAAGTAATGCGTCGATAGCCACCTTGGACTTTGGCTCCGACAAAACGCAGTCTGGTAACAACACCTTCACTGTAACTTTGCCACCTGATACAGCGTCGAGTGCGCTCATACGAATTAACTGAGGAGTCATCATGACTATGGAAAAATCCAAAACTGCCGAGACTGTCAGCGGCGGTATTGCCCGCAAGGAAGGTTTTGCTGACGGCCTAGAGGCTCACGGCGTTTTCACGTTTACCTGCTTCGATAGCGATGGCAACCAAAAGTGGGTAGACATCGCCCCGAACCTGGTGGTCAACACTGGTTTGCAGGACATGAACAACAAGTATTTCACCGGCACCACGTATACCGCTGCTTGGTATATTGGCCTGATAAATGGAACTTCTTCCACCACCACATTCTCTGGCGGCGATACGCTTGCCACACATGTTGGATGGGATGAGAATCAAAACTACGTTGGTAATCGCAAGGCTGTGACTTTCAGTGCGGCGACTCTCTCCAACATTTCAAATATCAACAATGCATCATCAACTGCATCGTTCACCATGAATGCTTCTGCCAACATTGCCGGTGCGTTCTTGGCTAACGTGGCAAGTGGCACTAGCGGCCTGCTGTTCTCGGCGGCAGACTTCCAGTCTCCTGGTGATCGTTCTGTTGTGAACGGTGACGTATTGAACGTTACCTACTCGTTCAACCTAAGCTCGTAATTGGAGACAGACATGTTCAAGGTTGGTGACGTTGTAAAAGTAAAGGCAGTCGTACCGCAGGGTCCTGTGACCAAGATGCGGATGGACGAAGACGGCACTATTTGGTACTTGGTTTCATGGCCGAATAGCGATGATACGAATAGCGAACGCTGGTTCAGCCAAGCAGAAATTGAAGCTGCGGGGTAATTTGTGGCCATTGTTGATGGCGGCTATAGCAGTGGCACATGGGGTGAGGCTGGCTGGGGATGCTCAGTCTACTACCCCATCGTCGCGTATGGCGGCTGGGACACTGGCACATGGGGACAAAGTGGCTGGGGATTTGGCTATGGTTTTATAACCGCGACCGATAGCACAAATGTAGCCGCAACTCCCCCGATAGCAGCAACGTTTTCTGATAATGTTTCTGCAAGTGATGCTGTAAGCGCCAGACCGACATTTGCGGTTAGCGTCATTGAGTCAGCAACAGGCAGTGAAACGGTATCGTCGAGCATAGTTTTTGTAGGTTCTGTATCAGAGGCGGTAGCCGGAAACGATTCCGTCAGCAGTCTGGTTGTATTCACAAACTCGGTATCGGAAAGTGTCAGAGCAGCAGAGTTAGTTTCTTCTCTTGCCAATCTGTTCTCTTCGGTATCTGAGGCAGGATATGCCACTGATACTGTTCGAGTCACCAATACGATGTCTGTATCGGTGGCAGAAGCTGGAACGGCGGCAGAAACGGTAAGCGCAGGTTTGCAGTTCGTGTCTACCGCGTCAGAGAATGTTGCTGCGGCAGATCAGACATTTAGCGTATTTGCTATCGCTACAGATATATCTGAAAGTAGCACGATACAGGATACGGCAAATGTTGTAAGAGACACGTTTGTAGAGATATTTGAGTCTGCTGGCGTGTCGGAGCTGATGAGTGCTCTGGCAGAGTTCCAAGCAAGACTGGATGAAATGGTCAACGCCGCAGATTTTGATTCTGCTGCTGGCCAGAACGAAAGAACGGTATCAGAATCAGTTTCTGCTCGTGACATAGTTACAAGCAGGTATTTGTGGGAATTTATAGATGATGGCCAGAATGCTGGTTGGGTGCAGATAAACAATCCGCAATCGGCTACGTGGTCGGATTTTTCGTCAACAACCAACTCAAGCTGGCAGATCATAAACACCACTCAGTAAGGAAAGATCATGGCAAGTACATATTCCCAGCTCAAGTTTGAATTGATCGGCACTGGAGACCAGGCTGGTACGTGGGGTGCTACCACCAACACAAACTTGGGTACGGCGATTCAAGAGGCAATTACCGGGAATGCGACGGTTACTTTTGCCAGCTCGAACGCCGCGATAGCACTGATAGACACCAACGCGACACAGACCGCCCGTAACTTGCGGCTTGTCATGGGCGGCACGATTACCAACGTCCAGACGCTGTTTATCCCTGCAATTACCAAGCAGTACCTAATTACCAACACGCTGTCCAACTCGGTCATTATTTCCAACGGTAGTAATGCAACCCCTACTGGAACGACGGTCACGGTTCCCGCTGGCAGGTCTGTGGTTGTGTTCAACGATGGAACGAATGTAGCGGAAGCAATCAGCTATGTATCTGACCTCTCTGTTGCAAACCTTACTGCTGGAAATCTTTCTCTGTCAAACATTACGCTGACCAATCCGCTAGATGTTGCTGAAGGCGGTACTGGTAGGGCTACGCTGACAGCAAATAACGTGTTGCTTGGTAATGGCACGACGGCAGTAAACTTTGTGGCACCAGGTGCAAGCGGTAATGTGTTGACAAGTAATGGCACGACTTGGGTTAGCCAAGCTCAATCGGCTGGCGTATCAACAGGCAAAGCTATCGCGATGGCGATGATCTTCGGATTCTAAGGAGTTATTAATATGGCAAACCCTAATATCGTTAACGTTACGCAGATTTACGGTCAGACCACATATCTGACTCCTGCAAACACGTCCAACTTTGTTTTAGTCACCAACACGGTTAACTCAGGCAACGTGTTCAAGCTTGACCAGATTGTTGCTGCTAACTCGACAAACACAGCGGCAAACGCTACTGTGATGATCTTTACCAGCGGCAACGTCGCGGCAGGCAATGCTGTGTCAGTTACTTCAGCTAATGCGTTCCCGATTGCATCTAACATCTCAGTCCCGGCATTCGCTTCGCTGATCGTGATGGATAAGACGACGGCTACTTATTTGCTGGAAGACAAAGCGATCATCGTCGCAACCGGCACGAACAACGCGATTTCATTCTCCGTCAGCTACGAACAGATCAGCTCGTAAGGGTAGAACATGGCAATTCACGGGTATCCCGGCAACATTATCAGCGCGAGTTCTCCGCTGTATACGCCCGGCTTTGCTTCGGGTATCTGGAATCTTGGCAGTTGGCCTAGAGGGGTGACTGTTGTTCAGACCTTTACTTCATCTGGCTTCTTTACTGTCCCTGCTGGTGTGACTGCTGTTGATTATTTGGTGGTAGCTGGTGGTGGCGCAGGAGGTAGAGATTACGCTGGAGGTGGGGGCGCTGGCGGTTTTAGATCTGGTAGTGCTTTACCTGTAACTCCGGGAGCGACGTATCAAATTACTGTTGGAGCGGGAGGAGGTTTTAACTCCGCATCTCCAGCAGCCGCTGGATCAAATGGTTCTAATTCAACTTTCTCCATAATTACATCAAGTGGAGGCGGTGGTGGCGGTCAATTAAATGGGAATGGTGTTGCTGGCGGGTCAGGTGGAGGAGCTGGGGGAAAAAACTCTGCTGGGACAACTACTGGTGGTGCTGGAAATACACCATCAACCACTCCTTCACAAGGTAATGCTGGAGGTAATGGTGGTTATGTTAGCGGCACAAAGTATTTTTCTGGCGGCGGTGGTGGTGCTGGTGGTGGTGGCGCTAATGGCGTATCTGGGCAGTCTGGAAATGGTGGCGCTGGAGCTGCATCAACAATTACCGGAACAAGCGTAACTTATGCTGGAGGCGGCGGCGGAGGCGGTTATCAACCTGATACTCAATTAGCTGGCGTTGGCGCAGCCCAAGGCGGCAATGGTGGATATAACAACACAACCGCTGGATCAAACGCAGCAATTAACACTGGTAGTGGAGGCGGTGGTGGTGCTGGCGGTATTGGTAATGGCGGATCAGGCGGCTCTGGCATTGTCATTATCCGCTACATAGCCCCAGCACAGGCCGTATTTACATTTACTTCCACGCAAGCGTTCACGATTCCCGGTGGTGTGAATCAAGTTGACTATCTTGTTGTCGCTGGCGGCGGTGGTGGTGGGTACGCTGGCGCTGGCGCAGGCGGCTTTAGAACTGGCGCAGGGCTTCCAGTGATATCAGGTTCAACTTATGTTGTTACTGTTGGGGCTGGCGGCACCGGAGGAACTACTGGCAGCAATGGCACCAATAGCGTATTTAGCACTATTACTTCTGCCGGTGGTGGTGGGGGTGCGATAAACAATGGCAGCGGGAGAAACGGTGGAAGTGGCGGCGGGGCTTTAAGTGGAACTGGTGCGGGAGCATCTCCTGGTGGGGCAGGAAATACGCCTGCTGTAACACCATCCCAAGGAAACAATGGTGGAGCTAGTGCAGCTCAGGCTGCGTCTGGCCTTAACTCAGGGGGCGGAGGAGGTGCAGGTGTTGTTGGAGGCGCGGGGTCTTCCTCTCCAAGAACGGGCGGCAACGGTGGAAATGGATCGGCATCTACAATTTCTGGTTTTTCTGTAACTTACGCTGGTGGTGGCGGAGGAACAGGATCAGATGTTGTTGGAATTGGCGGCACAGGTGGCGGTGGAAATGCTGGTGTTGGAAACCCATCTGGAACTCAAGGCGGAAATGGTGTAACAAATACCGGCAGTGTCT